CGCACATCCACAATTTCAACGCATTGAGAATGGTATGCCTCAGGGTATAGATTCTGAGAAGATCCATGATTATTATGCAACGTTGGATCACGAACCCGTTTTTGATGATATTTGGAGCTTGACTGTTGAGAGAGCTGTCAAACCTCAACGTTTAGATTCACCTGCTTTGTATCAAGTGCTTAACTACAGAGGTGTTCCACTTAAAAATGCGCCATTTCGTCTAGTGGTGCAGTTTTTAATTGAGAATTTTCACTTGCATCGTTCGCAGCAAGCAAAAATTGTTGAAAGGATGAAGCATCGTAGTGATGGCATTGAGCGTTGTCCAGCTAGTGGTTGTATCCACATTAAAGGGTATTGTGATGCTCATGATCATCTAACGCCGCATTTTGGTGACGACTTGTATGATGGCATTGGTGAGGCTACAAATATAGTTTCTGGAGCCTTCTTTCGAGAATCTAAGGGTTTCGTCCCTGGTGCTGAAGCCTGTGCTACTGGTGTTTTGCTTACTAGTGCTAAACTTTTCTCTCGTCATTTTGATTGGTTGACCTTGGTGCCAACTCCGTGGCTGCGCAATAGGTATGTTCAGAAGTTTATGATGGTTGCTGACTACCCACGCTTGAAAAAGCGTTATGTGTTGTATAGCATTGGTACTTGGTCATTAGGCCTTTTGGCCTTTGGTCAAAGTTTGAGACATTTTGGTACTCAGGATTTGACGTTGAATGTATCACTTGGATGTAGCATTTTTGGACTTTGTTTCACACGTCAGAAGTTTATGGGTACCATTATTGAACGTAGGTATAGGGAGGAATTATTGGATAGAAATACTATTTCTCCCATTTGTTCACAATGGCGTGATACTACGGGTAAGAATGTACTTAAAGCTGCTGGCATTATTAGCTTGTTGTACACCTTGTCTAAGTTGTACAAGCGTTGGCGATCCATGCAACAACACAGCAATTTGGAACCCGAATCGCAAGAGGAGATTGATAAACGCGATAAGGCGGATTGTCCTTGGGTTCCAGTAGTTAAACGACCATTGCAATCTACTACTACATCTATGACTACCTCTGCTGATGTCCTGGAAAAATTGGTGGAGAAGAATTTACGCTATGGAACTGTTTCTACCAATTGTCGCAATTTGATGGTAAATGCACTTTTTGTTGATTCGAATTTAGTGCTGTTGCCATCGCATTACTTCGAGACTGATGAAGTTGACGTTGTTTTCCGGCGTGAAGATCCTGAGAGTGCCGGTGGTCAATTTTCTACCAAGTTATCTAAGATTATGAGTTATCGCATACCTGAGACTGAATTGATGTTGTGTTACACGCCACGAGGTGGTTCTTTTAAAAACCTCATAGAGTGGTTCCCAGTTGATTATCCGCCTGATCATCATTTCCATATGTTGTGGAGAGCTAAAGCGGGCAACGTTCTTCATTCCCAGGGAAAGGCACAGACCAAGATGACTACCAATTCCATTTGTAATTTTATGGGTGGTGAATATCTTGGACTTTCCATTAACACCTTTCAAGGAATGTGTGGAGCAACTATGATATCTCAAGGCAAGGGCTCCTCCATTACAGGATTTCATCTTGGAGGAAGAAGTGGAACACCAATGGGATGTTATGGAACACTTTTGCGCAAACAATTACTAGCAGCACGCGAGCATCTCCGTAAAATAGACGGTGTTGTATTATCAGGCAGTGCGAGTGAGTTTGAACACAAAGTTCTTTCTGTTGTACAGCTGAATGACAACAAACTGCACACGAAAAGTCCGCTAAATTTCATGCCTCATGGTGCACAGATCTCCTATCATGGGGGATGTTTGGGTAAAACCACAAATATTTCCAGTGTGAGAGTCACGCCAATAAGTGAGGCTGTTACAGATGTTATGGGTCAACCCAATGTTTGGTGCGCCCCAAAATTTAAGCCTGACTGGTATGGCTGGCAAACTTGTTTAGCGAATATGTCTTTGCCTGCTAATGAGTTTTCGCATGTTATTTTACAGAAAGCCATTGTTGACTACAAGCTTAGAGTTGTGGGACTTGCGCGTCACCGTTTATGGTGCAGAGCGTCTCCCCTGGCTGACGACATAAATTTGTGTGGTAAGCCAGGGGAGAAATTCATAGATGCTATCAAGCTCGACACATCGATTGGGTATCCACTTAAAGGACCTAAACGTCCATACGTAGTGGAATTGGAGCCAACTATAGAAAAACCCAATAATCGGAAATTTGTGCCAGAAGTTTCTGACGAGATTAGAAGATGTGAGGATTTATATCGTAGGGGCGAGAGAGCCAACACGATTGCAAAAGCATGTAAGAAAGATGAGATTTTGAGTAAGGAAAA